TTTCTACTCCCGACTCCTGGTTCATTATGGTCTATTGTCTGAGAAATAATTCCAAATGATGTATATTGTGGTTCTCCGCCCCAGTCACTTAATAGTTCAAAAATATTGTCTGTTGTTAAACTTTCTCTTATTTCTGACTTATCATAATTAATCATTAAATGCTCCTGGTTCTACCTTAATTTCAAAATCATCCATTTCAATTAATTGGTATCTCCAGTCTGTTGCGAACATCGGTTCAACTCTACATGTTCCAAGATTAGATTTACACCAAAGATAAATTCCTTTATATTGGCCTCTTCGGTTTTTATAAATAGATAATTTCAGATTAGGTCTTTCAAAAATATTTTGTTTAAGCAAATTCTCTAATGAATCTAAATCTTTTTGTGATACAGGAAGAAGAATACTTCCATAGTCAATTTTATCAGCGATAGCTTTTGCGCCACGGAGCAAATTCTGGTCAGGTGTTTCTGATTCTTGATAATCTGCATTTAACTGAGTTGCAGATTCAATGAAAATACCGTATCTATTACAAATATCTTTCAATCTAATAGAAAGCATAAAGAGAACGTTATCTTCTCTTAATTTAACACCACCAGAACGACGAGTAACTTCTTCAAGAATTTTCATTGATGTATGAATATAGTCATGGAATACATATTTTACATTATGTTCGCGAATACCCTTTTTAATAGTATCTTCAACATCCTGCAATGAAAAATCTGGAAGTTCTTCAATATAAATCGGTGAAGCTTTTAATACTTCAGCAGCTCTACGAACTCTTTCAAGTTCTCCTTCTTGATATTGATTATTGATAATATGTTCTTCATTTACAGAAGATAAGAAGGCCAGCATCATAGTTTGAATTTCTTCAAGTTCCTGTTCAGTTGAAATGTATAAGCACGGTTCTGCGACACCATTTCCAATCCAGCCAAGCATATCATCATAAATCATATTAGTTCCAATATAGCAACAATCCGCAATCATAGAACGAGATTTACCAACACCAGTTGGCGCAGAACGAAGATAAAATTTCTTTAACCTTGCACCTCGTGTAATTCGATTAATAAATCTTCCATAAAGAGGAACTCCAACTTCTGGATATGTCATTAATCTATCAATAAGGGCGTCGATGCCTTCTGCGGCATGATGAGTATCTCCAAAAGAATCGCTTACATAATCTAATCTAATACCATCAATAATTGCATCAACTTTATCAGCAATTTGAGTTAAACTCATTGAGTCTAGCTGTTCTTCTTGAAGCTGAAGCTTTTTAGTATCAATAGTATCTGGATCATATATGAATTTTACATCAATTCCATAGTTATCATATGCGCGCAGAAGTGTCATCTTTTTCATTCTATTGTAATAGAAGTCAAAAGCTGTTGGAATTGCTTTTTCTGAAATGGCTTTTAACCATTCTTCACCTTTATTTGTAGTAAAAATAGCTTCACTTTTCGGTTTTGATGCTAAAAAGTCACAAATACTCTCAATAGAAATTTTCTCAGCACCCAATTCATATACTTTATAAATTGCGCCAAAAACAACACGATGGAAATCAGATACAAAATCTTCTTCTGTAATTACATACTTATCAGTTTCTTCAAGGAGTTGAGGTTTTACAAAAACACTTCCAATTACCTGAACTATTGCAACAGTATCTATATATTTACTTGCCATCTTCTTCAGTCTCCTTGTCTAAAAAAGTAAATAATTTACGTTTTCTTTCTTTACGCTCTGGTATTGGAATAGTAATTTCAATTACTTTTGGTTCATATTTTTCTAAAATTTTTGGATCATTATGTTGATTCGCTAACCAAATAGAATACCAATAACGATACGCATCATCATAAGCGTAAGGAACAATTCCAATAGTGCCATTAGATTTGTCTATTGGATTATTTTTTATTTCATACCAATATCTTAAAGTTCTTGTGATACCGCTGTAAGTATAATTATATTCTGTATGATATTTTTCGATTAACCGTTTAGTCGCCATATAATTATAATTGCGGCCAAAGAGATTTTTACAATACGTAAAAAGAGCTTCTAAATCTTTTTCTTCTTGTGTTTTAGAAGCTTCATTTTCTTCATAACATCCTTTATGCCAATACCTACGGTTAATAAGAACATATTCTGCTGTATTTGCATCAAATATTTTCCCGCAGCCTGGGCATTTTACTAAATGTTTAGCCATAATAATCTCCTTGTTAATATTTTACCATAATAAATTAAAAAAGTCAATCTCTTGCGAGACTGACTTTAAAGATTACTTAACAAGTTCAGATTTAATTTCGCTAACAATTAAGTCAACAAATTCAGCCTGATCTCTAGTTGTTTCAGAGACTTTCTTTCCCTTGCCGAGATAGCGCTCCACAATCTCAGTAATCTTTGGCCCATAACCCGGATTTTCTCTCATTAAATTTCCAGTTAATTGCTGGAATTCTACCATAAGAGCATCATAGTCATATGTTGGAGCGATAACTTCAGATACTCTATCATTGGTAACAAATTTATTATTAGTTTCTGCTGCTTCCTTATCAATGGCTTTGTTTAATGCTTCAACAAGCGCATCATAAGAGAATGGAATTTCAGATTCAATATACTTGAATCGACAGCCTGTATCAACAGAGCCATCAAGTGAACGAAGGATTAACTTACGTTCTCCATTTACAATATCTGCGCAAGCGAAGATGTCTGCCATTCCTTTAACAATTTCATTTACTGAACGTTGAGCAGTAGGAACCATTTGATTATATTCAGTACCATCTTTGCGCTTAAAGGTCTTATCCGCAGAATGGGAGATGAAGCAAACTGCATATCCAAGCTGTGTGATGGTACGGAAAGAATCTTCAAATTCTTTCTTATATTTAGACCAACCATTTGTACTCCAGCCGCCATCTCCAATATTTTCAATACCTAGCTGATTACAAATGTATTTTTCGCAAAGAGAAGCCGCAATGTCTACTGTATCAATAATAATTGATTTATAAACTGCTTGTACTTCTGGTTTTTTGAGTTCTCTAAGAACCTGTTTAAATTCTCCCCATGTTGTAATATCTTGCGCGATTACGCCAGGAAGAGCATTATATCCTCGTTCAAAAGCAAGGATAAGAGCGCCAGGGAACTGCGCTCCAAAGGTTGTTTTACCAACCTTTGGAATGCCATACACATATGTGATATATCCAGACAAATCGCGAGAAACCTTATGCGGTTCAAGTGATAATAGATTTATCGCCATAGTGCCTCCTTATTAGAATTTATAATCTTCGTCCTTAGGGACTGATGTTGTATTAGATGCTGCGTTAATCGCATTAGCTCCGGCAGAACGAGAAGCTCTGTATTCGTCGGAACGCTGTTTGAGGTCAGCGAGTGTATTCTCACGAGCCTGTGCCGCAGCCTTGAGATCTTCCATTGTGATGGTCTCTTCAAGACCGAACTCATATGGATCCATTGCTGCCCAAGTAACAACGAAGTCCTTATTAGAAGTCTGAACTTCTCTTACGCTATCCTCTCCAAAAGCAGATTCTTCTGTAATATATCTTGTAATCTGTTCAGATACAATCTTTCCACGAATCTTTGTGAAGATAGGATTCTTCATAGAAGCTTCAAGACCCATGAAGTAATCAATGGCTTTTGGATTAACAACAGAGAATGTTACTGGAAGCATATCATTTCTGAAGTTGAAAATGCGTCCATCAATAATTGCCTTTGCAGGAGCTGTTTCATTACCATTGCTATCAACGACAGGTTCCTTTTCCTTAACTCCAACAATTACAATATCTGTTTCAAATGTACTTCTCTGAGCTTCATTCTCACTAATTGACTGCGTAACATGGACAAATCCGCCCTCATTACGCTTTACAGAAACGAGTTCCTCTGCGCCAGTTCTTGTAGAATAGAATTCATTCAGACCAATCGCAGAATCTACTCTTACCTTGGCAGCTTTATCCATGACTTCTGGATCTGTATAGCAACCAATTTTCTTATCAATAATATTCTTTAATGTGGTAAATGTTGCATTTTCTTTACCCTGAGATGTTGTCGCTGTTACATATGTGAAGTGAACAGGGACAATATTTGTCATAGCGTCATTGGTCGCAATTTCAATAGTACCTGAAATAAATTCTGTACCAGGTTTCTTTGAATTAGGACCAGAAACTTTGAGTTCCAGATTATGCTGATATAATACACCTTCAATTCTTGTAGTATTTATCATTCTTTTCTTCATAATTTTTCTCCTTAATCAATTTTATAATTTTTTCCTTTTTCACTAATTGCATAAATAGTAGGATTTGTGCTAACCTTATCAACAAAACCATCTGTAACAAGTTTTCTTAAAGATCCAGACACTGTTCGAGAAGAAATACCAAGCCCTTCAGCAATATCTTTAGCCTTACTCATTCTTACATCATTATCCTGCATATATTTTAGAATAACTTTTCCATTATCAGTGATTTCGATATGATCTGGTTTTTCTTTTCTTAGAATTTCAAGATAATCCTTTATATCATCTGTCATAATACTTTTTGAAAAATTTTCATCATGCTTAATCAATTCATCAACAAAATTTAAAAATTCAGTTTTCATTTTTTATACCTTTCAATTCCATTACTTATATTATAACAAATTTTTTATTTTAATTCAACTGGTTGACCGAAGATAAGCTGTTCCGCATAGGGAAGGGTTTTTGCCCAAGCTACAAAGCCATGCCATTCAGTTAGCTTGTG